CTAAAACCGTGGTGCCTATATAGGCAACGTAAATACTAGCATATGAACAACGCAGTTAGACCCTTGTGTGTAGAGTGCAAAGCCAAACCCAGAGCATATGCTTATAGGAAAGGCAATAAGATCTATTGGCGTAGATTATGTGATACCTGTAATAGAAAGAAGCGTAATAAGAAAGTAGGCGGGATTACAGCACTGCAACGTTCAGGATATAAGAAGAAAACCAAGTGTGAATTGTGCGGATTCAAAGCACAGAATCAAAGTCAACTAGATGTGTTTTTTGTGGACGGAAATTTGAGGAATACTGTTGTTACTAATTTAAAAACTGTTTGCGCCAATTGCCAAAGGCTCACTAGCACCCGTAGATTGGGATGGCGGGTCGGTGATCTTGTCGCTGACGATTAGGTCGTCTATTTTTGTGTATAATTCTTCTTTTGTGCCATTGTTCTCAATAACGAAATCAAACTCTTCTTTTGCCCATGCATATTCTGACCTGTGTATACCTTTGGGTTCTATGTTTCCTTCAACATAACTTGTAAACCAATCCGGATCTTTAAATCTTTTTACGAGTATAATCTTTCCACCGTGTTCCCTTATTTGTTTAACTTCATTGGGGAATCGTGTGTCTGCTATGACTGTGTTTTGGCCTTTGTATCTGCCAATACAACTGTCTACCCAGATACCGTCGTACATCTGACCACGCATAACTTCCGTGCCGAAGTATTGTAACACCCATCTTGGGGTGGTTGGCTTGCCAAATTTTTCACTCCAAAACTTGTCTGGCTGTTCTCTCCAATGCCTGCTGGATTCGGTATCTCCTTCGAGCAAAGATCTGTCCCAATTGAACATGGATGCCACAGCATCTTTTAGGCTTTTCGCAAAACTATCTTTTTGATATCCATGTTTTTCCACAAGCCTGTCTGCGACTGTGCCTTTGCCAGAACTTATTAAACCTACTATACCTATTAACATAGGTTTATTATACTATTTTTTTAGACGTTTTTCAATCTCTTTTTTGACATCATGAATCTGTGTCAATACCAGTTTACGCATACTCAGTTTCTTTTCTTTTAAACAATGAATAGAGATGTTTTCTAAATCATCTACCATATCTGCTAGTTCATCTATTGTGCAGTTGGTAAGTTTCTTGTATCTGGATTTCTTCATGACGCACTTATTTAAAACGATTTAGGTTGGTATTAACCAATAACAAAACTGTGTGGTGTTCCACCTTCTGCAAAATTACCTAGGTCTTGTTCAAGTCTGTCAATTTCTGCTTGACCTTCTTGCTTCAATGCATCACCGTTAAGTGTTGTTCCACCTTGTGGACCTGCTATTGTGTTGAACTTGCCTCTTGCTTCGCCCAACATAAGTTTAGATACTGCAAGTGTGTAATCTCTGATCCACGGTTTTGCATATATGTCTTTGAACAATGTTATGTCTGGTCTATAGTTGTCAGTGTGCATAAGAATTGTTTCGTTGTCTGCTCTAGGTTTTTGAGTTATTGTTAATTTTTTAGTTGCTACGTCCCAATGAAACTGTATAAAACTTCCAAACATTTTTCCTATCATTTCTTGATAAGATGCAAAAGCATAGTAAGTTGCTAAACCACCTGTTGCACCTGCTCTCAACAAGTAGGTATTTGTGTATGCCAAGTTAAATGGTTCAAACAATGTTCCACCTTCTCCGCCTTCAGTTCGTGATCCAACAGTTCTTCTGTTTAGGTTTCTCACGTTGATTATTTCATCTGGTAAAATGTATGAATTTTGATTTTTCTTTAGTTCAAGAAAAGCATAAGATTCTTCAACTGCATTTGAAGATCTTTGTCTAAATTTATTCAATGCTCTAGTAAGAGCAGTTTCATAGTGTTTGGGGTCTAATTCAACGTCAATCATACCATCACCTAGGCTATTTTTGACGTAATCGAATATCTCTTGTTGACCTGTTTGTAGTTCTGACATACACATATTTATTGCCGTTGCCTGTGCAATAAATATGTATGATATGCCAAGATTATCCATTTTCAAGCCTGAAAAAGGCAACGACTATAAGTTCTTCGATCGTAACATCAAAGAGATGTTTACTGTGGGAGGAACTGACCTTCATTTTCACAAATACCTAGGACCATACGATCAAGGAGACACAAACAAAGATGGTCCAGCATCTCCTAGTCAGCCTAGAGTTACAGGAAGTGATCTAAATGAAACTACCATACAAGATTTATTATTTTTAGAAAACAGAGATAGAAAATATGCGGACGATGTGTATGTTGTCAGAGGCATATACAATGTACAAGATCAGGATTTTAATCTATCACAATTTGGTATGTTTCTGTCAAACGACACACTGTTTTTAACTGTGCATCTAAATGATATAATTGAGAGAATAGGTAGAAAACCAATGAGTGGTGATGTTATTGAATTGCCCCATATGAAAGAAGATTATTCATTGGACGAAAGCATACCTATTGCACTTAAAAGATACTATGTGGTAGAAGATGTAAACAGAGCCGCAGAAGGATTTTCACAAACTTGGTGGCCACACTTATTAAGATTAAAAATGAAATCACTGGTTGATTCACAAGAATACAAAGACATATTGGGCGATGCGGCAACAACAGGATCATTGGCAAGTTATATGTCAACTTACAACAGAGAAAAAACAATTAATGATCAAGTAGTAAAACAAGCAGAAGAAGATTCACCAAAAGCAGGATTCAATTACAAACAATACTACGTTGCACCTATTGATGAACGAGGAAACATCAGAACAGAAAATGTTAATACTACATCACAGAGAGCAAGTGCATCGAGATCAGTAAATGCAGTCATAGACACACCAGCAAGTTCACACTACGGATTTTATTTGGACGGAGATGGTGTTGCACCAAACGGAGCACCAGCAGGTTTTGGTATAAATTTCCCTACTTCAAACGTGGACAAAGGTGACTACTTCTTGAGAACAGATTACTTGCCAAATAGATTGTTCCGTTATGATGGTGCCAGATGGATTAAAATTGAGGATAGCGTAAGAATAACTACAACAAACACAGATACAAGAGGAAACTACAAAACTAATTTTGTTAACAATGCAACAGAATCAACAATAAACGGATTAACAACAAAACAAAGACAGTCTTTAACTAATGCATTAAAACCAAAGGCTGACAATTAAGAATGCTACACTTTTACGAAGGACAGGTTAGAAAATTTTTAACTCAATTCATTAGAATATTGAGTAACTTTTCTGTTGAAACAGGAAAAGACGCAACGAGAGCCGTACAATTAAGAGCGGTACCTGTTGTATACGGAGATCCAACAAGACAGGTTGCAAACATTATTAGAAACAATTCAGAGAATGCTTTACAGTATGCACCTAGAATTGCTTGTTATGTTAGAGAATTAAATTATGATAGGGATAGAATGCAAAATCCTTATCACATTGAAAAACAACATTTGAAAGAAAGAGATGTACTAGCAGACGGCAGTTACAGTGATAGATTAGGTGCTGGATATACTGTTGAAAAAGTTATGCCATCTCCTTTTAGGTTAGAAGTTTCAGCAGATATTTGGAGTTCTAACACGGATCAAAAATTACAAATAATGGAACAAATACTTTATTTGTTTAATCCAGACTTTGAAATACAAAAATCAGACAACTATATTGATTGGACCAGTTTGAGTTATGTAGAATTAACAGGTGTAACATTTAGTTCTAGAACAATACCAGTGGGTGCAGACTCAGAAATAGATGTTGCAACATTAACTTTCTCAATGCCTATTTGGTTGTCACCTCCAGTTAAGGTTAAAAAACTAGGTGTTGTACAAAAAATTATAATGAGCATATATGACGATGACGGCGGAATAGCAAAAGGTTTAATAGACGGAGAATTAACATCAAGAAGTTTCATAACACCAAACAATTTTGGATTGTTGGTTACAGGAAATCAGTTAAGATTGTTAGGTAGCACAGGTGTTAATGTTAAGTCAGGAGGTGATGGATTCCACACAGGTGCCAATGCACCAACCAATTTAGATCCATTTGAAACATTTGGACCAGCAGTAAACTGGAAAGTGCTATTGGAACAGTACGGAAAAGTAGTAAGTGGTACTTCACAGATTAGATTAACACAGCCAAACGGCAATGAAATTATTGGTACTATTGCAACCACAACATTAGATGACACAATATTATTGTACAATATTGACTCTGACACAATTCCAAGCAACACACTCACAGCAGTAAAAAAGATTATTAATCCTGCAACATTTGATCCAGGCACACCAGCAAACGGTGATAGATATTTGGTTATAAATGATGTGGGAGATTCAACAGCAACCATGCAAAGTGCAACTTGGGGTACACTTGTAGCAAGTGTTGGCGATATCATAGAGTACAACAGTGCAACAAGCAAATGGAATATAGCCTTTGATGCCTCAGATCCAGACTCAACACAACATTATGTTACTAACTTGAACACAGGTATACAGTACAGATGGGACGGCACAGAATGGAAGAAGTCTTATGAAGGAATATACTCGCAAGGTAATTGGAGCATAGTGCTAGATGGTGGAGCAGATCCAGGGTATAATTCAAGCCTTGACGCAACTACTCCTTAATTGTTATAATAATACATGGAAAAAAATATAGTATGTTCTGGTGCATTGTTTTATTCAACCAGCACTAAACGTTTCTTATTCTTGCAAAGAACTGATAAAAAAACACAAGGTATGTGGGGATTGGTTGGCGGACAAGCAAAATATACTGAGTCAGCATTTGAAGGATTAAAGAGAGAAATTACAGAAGAAATAGGTAGTATGCCCAAGTTTAAAAAAGTTATTCCTTTAGAAATGTTTACATCAAACGACCAGAAGTTTTTCTTTCACACATATTTGATTGCTATTGAATCAGAATTTATTCCAAAATTAAACGGAGAACATTCAGGATACTGCTGGTGTGCGTTTGAATGTTGGCCCAAAAATTTGCATATGGGTCTTAAAAATACTTTGAATAATAAAAGTATAAAAGGTAAGT